GCACTTGTTATTTGCATTTCTTTTTCGTAAGTAGACATAATATCTTTAAGTGTGTCAGCAAGTTTCCAACATTCGCTCGGAGGAGCAACAGTGGTTTCGCAGGTTGCTTCGTATTTTTCTCCGTTATAAGAAATTACATCACCAGGGTAATAAGTATTACCCTCGTTAAATTCGCCTTTGAACCCTTCTTGGTTTGCAACTTGATCTAGTATATCTTTGAATTCTTGTGAATCTACTAAAGGTTTACATTTTGCTCTATATAAATGAGGATACCAAGTTACTGAAAATCCTTCAGCAGCACGATTTACGTCTTCGATTACATAAAAACGTTTTAATGCATAATTTAAATCATTGAGCGCATATTCATCTTTCAAGTGTGGTAATTCAATTACATCGCCTGGAATCAATTTTCTACCTAATTTTTCAACTGTATCTGTAATATGAAAAGTGATGAATATTGTATCATTTTGTAGAAACAAGCCAAATTGACTTAGATTGAAATCTATATCTTGCACATTATATACACCGCGCATAACATATACATCAGGATCATACTTTCTATCCCTATTTTCAAGGAATAACATATCCTGTATGTTTGTAGGACTTAGACTGTCATATGATGGTGTGCTAGGAGTATTACCTTGTATAGCACCTCCCGATCCTAAATACTTGTGCAATAGGACATCTGTTCCACCAACTTGGAACATCTCCCAGGCAGTCTTGTCTATAAACTTGTAATCGTTGCCCTTTTCTGGACGGTATAAACTTAGTCTTGGCATAGTATATGTATTTACCGTTTTCAGCACAAGGCATAAATAGTTATATGAGCCAAATAGATAAAGCAAAACAAGAAGTATTTGACTATGTTAGATTAATGCTAGGCGATGGCATGATTGACGTAGAACTTGATCCTGATCATTACGAAACTGCACTTAAAAGATCACTAGGTGTGTTCCGCCAAAGATCAGATAATTCTGTTGAAGAAAGTTATATAACTCTAACACTAGAAAAAGATCAAAATGAATACATTTTACCAAATGAAATACAACAGGTAAGACAGATATATAGAAGAAGTGTTGGATCTAGATCAGGTAATGGAACGGGCGGAACAGTGTTTGAACCATTCAATTTAGCATATACAAATACATATCTTCTAAGTTCTACTAACATGGGTGGACTAGCAACGTATGAATTATTTGCGCAGTATCAAGAATTAGTTGGTAAAATGTTTGGTTCATTTATCAATTTTACATGGAACCCACAAAGTAAAAAGTTAATTATTATGCAACGTCCTAGAGGACAAGAAGAAGTTTTGCTTTGGGCATACAATGATAAACCAGACTTTGTGATACTAGAAGATGTATACTCAGGACAGTGGATTAAAGATTACACACTAGCAAACTGTAAAGTCATGCTAGGACAAGCACGTGAAAAATTTGCTTCGATTGCTGGACCACAAGGCGGAACTGCTCTTAATGGTGCAAGTATTAAACAAGAAGGATTTAATGATATTGAACGCCTAACAATGGAACTTGGAACACAAGTTGCAGGCGGTCATGGTTACAGTTGGATTATAGGATAATGCGTATATCAGAGTTAGTTACAGAAGAAGAACACAACGAGATCTTTAATGAAGTTGCTAAAATGGTTTGGGGAAGATCTGCTCCAAGTGCAAGAGGCGGCAAAACCAAACTAAGATTTAGATGTTCAGTAGGACCAAGAGCAGGAAGACAAGTTAGTCATCCTTCAAAGTGTGTGCAGCAATACAACGTAGCAAGAGCTCAAAAAATGAAAACTACAAGAGCTAGAACTGCTCCTACACAAGCACGTAGACAGCAAAGAACTAAATCAATCAATACAGCAAGTGTTTTGGCAAGAAAACTTAACACAGGTAAGCCAGGACAGCCAAAACCATTCTATTAATTACTTGACAAATACTCTATAATACACTATAATTGTTTTATTAGGAGAAAATAAATGATTATAGGTGTATGTGGTTTTATCGGTTCAGGCAAAGATACAGTTGCTGATTACCTTGTAAACTTCCATGAATTTAGAAGAGAAAGTTTTGCCGGCACTCTAAAAGATGCTGTTGCGGCAGTTTTTGGCTGGGATAGAGATATGCTAGAAGGCAAGTCTAAACAGGCAAGAGAATGGCGCGAAAAGGTAGATCCTTGGTGGGCTGATAGATTGAATATGCCAACTCTAACTCCTCGGTGGGTTTTACAATATTGGGGGACAGAGGTATGCAGAAAAACATTTCATGACGATATTTGGATTGCTAGTCTTGAAAATAAATTGCGTAAAAGCAATGATAATATTGTTGTAAGTGATGTAAGATTCCCTAATGAAATAAAGGCTATTAGAAATTTAGGTGGCAAAATTATATGGGTAAAAAGAGGCGCTTTACCAAGTTGGTATGATCTTGCAATTGCAGCAAATCAAGGTTCAAATGCAGGAATCAAAGGTATGAAAGATAGTGGTATTCATGCCAGTGAGTGGGCATGGGTTGGAACTAAATTTGATAATGAAATAGTAAACGATCAAACTATTGAACAACTTTACACATCTATTGCATCAATAGTCGGCAACTAGATCTCCTTGTTTCCATCTTATACCTTCTTTAGCCAATACTGTTCTACAGTTTGCACACACCGTTTTTAAATTATTACGTCTACAATTATCTAGGTTTTCGTCTACGTGGAAAACCCTAAATACTTCTTTATGTGGTGATTTGAAACCACATTTATCACACTGTTTTTTCATTCTATAGCCAGATCTATACCATCTAGGAACTCCATAATACACACCATGTTTAGAACACCCCTCGCATAAACTTCTATAATAAGTTTTACCGTGCTTCTTATAGTTAACTGCACAGGGTCTTAAACCGCATTTACAAATAGGTCTCATACAACTATTTACACCTTTTCTACCCCTTTCCAACATAGGTCTTAATAACGGTTTTTTCTGACAATCTGCTAAATACAGTATAACAATACATTACGTAATGCATTGAAAGAGAATATACATTACCAGGAGATAAAGGAATGGCACTTACATCACCCGGCGTAGAAGTTACGGTAATTGACGAAAGTTTTTACACCCCTGCAGAACCAGGGACAACTCCGTTAATTGTCGTTGCCACAGCGCAAGATAAAACAAATGCCGCAGGCACTGGCGTTGCAGCAGCAACTACGGCGGCGAATGCAGGAAATGCATTTAAAGTAACAAGTCAAAAAGAATTAGTAGATCTTTTTGGAGTTCCAAACTTCGAAAAGACAGCGAGCAACACACCAATTCATGGAAGCGAATTAAACGAATATGGTTTGTTAGCAGCATATAGTTTATTAGGTGTATCGAACGCAGCATTTATTGTTCGTGCAGATGTGGACCTTAATGAACTACAAGGTTCAGCAGATGCTCCGGGGGCGAATCCGGACGACGGCACATGGTGGATTAACACAGGATCTACATCCTATGGTATCCAAGAATGGAACGCCGCTGCAATTAGCACAACAGGCGGACAAAAGTTTGGTGCAAAAACACCTACAGTTTTAACAAATGCAGATGCTGCAAAAATTAACAGCAATGCTCCAAAAGCATCAGTTGGTTCAATTGGTGATTATGCAGTTGTATTTGAAACAGTAGGCACAGACACAACTTTTAGTGCTTCTAAAGATCCTGCAAGAATTTATTATAAGTCAGCAGGAAACACTCAAGCAGGCGTAGCAGCAGGTGACTGGGTATTAGTTGGCTCACAAAATTGGAGAGCTAGCCATCCAACTATTATTACAGCACAATTAGATGCTTCTAAAATTACAGCAGCAGCAGGTAATTTCCAAATTAACGGAACTTTAGTAACAATCGGCGGTAGTGACACAGTTGACGAAATTGTGGCAAACATCAACGGTTTAGGAATTACAGGTATAACTGCTAAAAATGTAAACAGCACAATTTACATTTACACAGACGGAACATCTAATTCAAATGCTAACACAATTACAATTACAGCAGGAACTGCTGATTTAGATGAATTGGAAATTTCAGCAGCAACTTACAAAGGACCAGAACTACAACAAACTCCACACACATCTGTTCCACAATGGAAAGGAACAATGGGAACTGATGTAGATGCTAGACCAACAGGATCTGTATGGATTAAAACTACAGAACCAAACAACGGTGCACGTTGGAGAG